CGATCGCGGAGCTGTAGCTCATAGGTTACCCTTCCCGGCGGTCATGTCGTTGGCGGCAGGCCGGTGTAGCAACACCGCCAGACCGCGGCGCTGTCTAAATACACCAGGCATCCCGTACCGGTGCCCGTGGCCTGGCCTGAGTTAACCGCGTTGGAGGCGAATGCCAGTGACCCGTGCTCCGCCCCGCCTAAAGCGGGGAGAGCCGCCACGGAGTAAAGCGGCATGCGAAGCGGCACGCTGGCGTCAATCGTGCTGCCGTCGCCAGACAGAAACACGGCGTTGCCACCGATCGCATACCCAAACGGCGAGTTCATTCTTTGGCTCGCATTGATAAACGTGCCATCGCTTGAGAAGGTGAAATTCCCCGCCGTATCAAAGGCGATATCGAGGCCGGTGCGCATCCAAATGCCGTGCGTCGTGCCGCCGGTCGAGCCCCCCATATGGCGCATATCGATGCCGGCATCGCGGAACGGCGCCGCTATCTGGATGATCGAATGAAAAACCGCCGCCCCATCACCGCCCGAGTAAATCCCGACGGCCTTGTCCGCCTGCGGCGACGCCCCGTTGCCGGTGCCGTTCAAAAAGGTAATAACCAGGCCCTGGCGATTGTTCGCGTCATCCGGACCATTGCACGCAAGGTCGATCTCCAGACCAAGCAAACCCCCGGCCCCGCTGCTCGACAGCCCGGTCTGATCGCGCAGTTCCATCACCGCGCCCCACATGGTCTGGCTGGGCGTGCCGTAACCCGCCGGCCGGATTGTCTGGATATACCGGTTAACAATCGCGGCTTGTGATGCGCCCGCGGTTTGCGCAAATACACGGTCAAAGTTATGCCAAACCTGCACGCCGGTTGGCGGATTGCCGGACACGACGGCGTTGTAAGCGTTGCCGAAGTAAATGCCGGATGCCGTGTTGAGCAGATTATAGGTCAGGTCCTGCTCGACCAGGTAACCCGTCCCGGTGGACACGGGATCCGTCACCGGCGCCGGCGCAAACGTCAGAACACCCGTCATCGTGCCGCCAGCCTCCGGCAGGAAGGCGCCGGCACTGATGTCCATCTTCTGCGACCACCAGTAGTTCCACTCGGCCGCGGACGGCACGTAGCCAGTCAGCCAGCCTGGCGAACTGGCAGGCGGCGCGCCGGCCAACGGCACGACCTGGTCCATCAGGTTTATCCCTGCTCCCGCTGCGCGGTGCTGAGACCCGAAGCACCCGAAGCACGCGGCGCGGTCGCATAGAGCTGCATGCGCACGTTGTCGATCACCTGCGACGCTACGCGGTAGGGCAGCTCATACAACCCGCCCAGGACGACATTCCATTCCTGCGCACTCAATGTCACGTGGAGCGGTTCGTTTGCCTGGAACAGCATCGGCGGCTGGTTGCCTTGCGGCGGGAACGGTGGTTCTCGCATCATGGTCGAGGTAGCTCCTAGCTTTGAAGTGTTAACAACTGCGAAACGGCTTTGTTCATCATCGCCGTGGCGCGGCCATCGTCGGACCAGGTGTCCTCGCGCAGCTCCGTGCGGCCGACCAGGTAATACACAAACGCCGACCACACGCTGGTATCCAACGGGAACGACGTGGTCAGATCGCCGGGCGCCGCATACATCGGCACCGACACGCGCAAGCCGATGGGCAAAAATATATCCGGCCGTTTGGTGCGCACCTCATACATAAAGCTGTTGATGCACTCGAAGAACTCATCGTCGGAGTATCTGAGCACACCGCCCGACGTGGGTAATTTATCCTGCAGCATGGTGCGCGCTTCGCCGATCAGATCGCCGAAGGTGCGGGTGAACGTCGCGGACATTAGCGCCCTCGCCCCGACGGGAGTTTGCCTTTGTTCACTTGGTTCAACACCTTGGTGCCGAGTTTCTTCACGGCCGATTTACGCACCACGTATTCGCCCCGTTGTGCGGGGATCAGGCCATCATCTTTGCCGATCCTGGGGCCGGACGTGTGCTTGATCTTGCCGCCGCGGGCCATCGGATTGTCGCCGCCGACAGCGCCACCAGTACCGTCCGGGTCAGGCTTTTTGGCATACTTGCCGAGGCTCTGGGCCGCACTGGCCAAACCTAGGGTTTTCTGAAACCCGCTCGAGATGCTGTCGCCCAAGCTGCTACTGCTGATCCCGGGCCCGCCATAAAGGCCGCCAGTGTCATACCCTCGGCGCTTAGGCTGGGACTTACTTTTTGCCACGGCGCACGTCCTTCTTGGTGACCTTGCCTCCCTTGCGGAAGCCGCCAGGCGCACCACCGCCGCCCGGGCCAGGCAGTGTCGGTGTCACCGGTTGCGCGGACGCACTGGCGCCACCGGGCCCGCCAGAGCCACCCAGCGCAGCAGGTGGCGGCATTGCGCGGCGCAGACCGCCGCCACCAGGTTTTGGCGCTGGGCGCTTCATTTGCGTGTCCTCATCTTCTTCTCTCCCTTGGCGTCCTCGCGCTTGTCGCGTGGGGTGCGCTCGTAGGCACGCAACCCCACGCCAAGCTTTTTCGCGCCCTTACGATCTTCAGCTCGGTCTTTCGGCGAGCCTTCGTATTTGCGCGCCATCGTGGTTAGGTCTTCGGTGCCGGTGTCGGCTGGACCGGATGGGTCGGCACGCCAGGCTGCGGTGGCGTGATCGGGTGTGTGGGCACGCCCGGTTGCGGTGGCGCAATCGGATGGGTCGGCGCACCCGGCACTCCCGGCAGCGGATAACCAACCGACAGCGACGGATCGACGACGGTGTAGCCGATAACCTCCAAACCGCCGGCCGCCGATACCGCGACGATCGCAACCAGGAACTTCTGCGATGGCAAGCCGTGATCCGGTCGCGGCTGCGAACCCGGCAAGCCCTGGTCAGGATGTGGCGGCGTGCCGCCCCCCGATACGGGCGGTAGGCCCTGGTCAGGATGTGGTGGCGACCCCGGCGGGATGATCGGCCCGCCGCCGACGACGGGCGGCCAGATGCTGCCCGGGGGCATCGGATAATCCGGCGGCAGCGGCGTCGGCGGCCAAACGCTGACCGGCGGCGGCCAGATGCCGGGTGGTGGCGGCGGCAGCACGATAGGATGCGTAGGCACCCCGGGTGGTATGGGCAACGAGTTGTCCGGACCACCGGGCACTAGGATGACGCTACCAGCGGGGATGGGGAATGCTGCCATAAAACGTGTCTCCTGTTTGAGGTGTAGCCACTACGGTAGTAAATACATATTAACCGCGAATGGCATAAAGTTCCGTGACAGAGATGCCGTCGAGAACTTTAAAGCCGTAGACTTGAAGTCCCCGCAGCAACTGGCTGAACGACCGCTCGCTGCGCATCGTCTCGACCTTGGTGATCTGACTGGCGAAGGTGATCCCGTGCGGGTGCCCGGCGAAGATCCTGAACGCCGTAGCCGCGCCCTCGACTGCGGTCGGTAGCAGGTTCGAACTGTACAACGTGAACCGGTCGATCATCCCCAACCGCCCGTTGCGGGTCATCGACACACCATCACCCGAAATCGAGGCGTTGCGCAGGTCAGACTTCTTGATCAGCGCGGCAACCCAGGGCGGGATCACCAGCCAGCGTCCGGTTTCGGGAATGTTCTGCTCGTCCAAAACATTGCCCATATCGACGATCGCGTCGACGATGTTCGCCGGTGTCACCGCAACCGGCGCGCCGGCCGCGCCCAGGTTGATGTTCAGGGATATCTTGCCGGCAGTCAGTCCCTTGTTGGCCGCGTCCACCCCGGCATCGATCAGGCCGAGGGTCTGGGTGTCGATGACGATTTTGAGTTGCTCTGCGGCATCGTCGGACCACAGCGACAACAGATTGATGTCGCTCTGCAGCTCCATGACATCGTCCAACGCCAGATTAAAGTATTTGGCATTGTCGATGGTGAAGTCGACGATGTTGCTCGAGGGCCGCTGGATCACCAGGTCCATGTTGACCTGGTAGTCGCCGATCGTAATGGTCGGTTTGGTGCGGATGTGCACCACGTCGCCCATGTTCTTGATCTCACCCTCGTAATCGGTGTTGCAGATCGCCGACAACACCGTCGCGGCGTAGAATTTTTCTATTAACTTACCGGACCAAATCTCCGGAATAAATGTGCCGTGGTAAGGTGGCGCCTGGTTGGGTCCCGACCAGGGGGTCGTGGCAATCGTGACTGCCATGGGTTAGCTCCTACGCATATGAGGTTCATTGACGGATACGTCCCTCGCGCTCGGCGGCGAAGATGTCCTGTTCGATGCGCTCGGCTTCCGCCTCACGCCCGACCCAGTTGCCACGCTGCCGTTGCCGATAGAACGTTGTGATATCCGCGCCGGTCCAAATACGTCGTTGTGGAGCGCCCGGTGTCGGCGGCGCGGCAGTGGCGCCGCGCCCTGGTACTGCCAGGTCCGCGAGGGGCAACCGGTCCGCGGGACTGCCCGTCTGGACTGGTTGTGTCCCCGGCGACTGGCTCACCGTGGTATGCTCTTGTGTATACGCTTGGAAGAACGCGATGGTACGGGCTGCATCGCCCCCCGTATAGGCTTCGTCGATCAGCTGCTTGCGCCGCTGACCGCTGAACGGATCGACCTGCTGGAGCCAACCAATAAAGCCCGGCTCGACGTTGACCTCGCGCCAGTTCGGCATGGCGCGGTCCAGCGCGTCCTCGACGCGCTGCGTCGCCGTCAGGCTGACCTGGTGTTGCGTGGTGCCCTCGAGCAGCGCCAGGCGCTGCTCTAAGGTGGAGAGTTTCGGCTCGGCCGCGAGCATGGCCCAGCGCTGCGCGGCGTGCACCAGGTCCTGGCCGTAGGCCTCGATGTCCTCTGGCGGCACGTCGCGCTGCGGCAGGGTGACAGACTGCTCGCGGCGTGGTTCCTCGCGCCGGGGCTGCGCCTGCATGGAGGCGATCAGCTCCTGCGTGGCGCGCAGCTGGCCGCGTAAATCCGCGATCTCGGTGTTATACTTGCCCTGCAGGGTGTTATACCGCTGCTCCCAGTCGGCCGGTGCCATATCCCGTTGAACCGGCGCAGGCTCAGGCGCCGGCTCGATCTCCGGCAACTGGAACTGCTCGCCGGGTCGCCCCTCAGGTCGCCCCTCAGGCTGTTCTACTACGGTAGTAACATCCTCGCCGTCTTGCGGCGCGGTTTCCTCGCCCTCCGGCGCCGGCGGCACGTTGAGTATGCCGGCCTCGCGCGCCAGCTCGTCGGCACGCTGCGAAGCGCGCCGCACCGCGTCGGGAATATGCGGCGCGTATGTGGTGTCGCTAGGCATTCTCTTTCACCGCCTCCTTCACGCGCTTGACGGTGTCGGCCGTCATCGCCGCCGGCTTGACCTGTGAAAGCTGCAATCCGGTATAGGCCGCGTGCAACGCCTCCCAGAGGTCATACATACCGCGGGCGTAGGCGGTTGCATCGACGCGATTATCAACCTGCGACATCGCCGAACTCAGCACCCGGGTCTGGGTCAGCACCCCCAACGCACTGACCAGCCGCTCAAAATCGCGGTTGTTGCGCAGCTCCTGTACCGCGGTAACCGCCTCAGTGCCGATATTAATACTCACTCAGTATCTCCCGACTGCATCGAATAATCCGACGATCCCCCGGCCTGACCGACCTTGCCCGGGCCTAAGCCCCCACGGATGCGCCGCATCTGCCCGGTGCCGCCGCGAATGCTTCGGAGCGAACCGCCCGGCGAACCGCTGGGCAGGTCGGCGCCAAACAACGAATGGCCTTTGCCGTATTGGCCCATCGCGCGGCTCATCGGATCACCCGGCACGATGGTGTTCTTCAGGCCTGAGTGGGGAGAACTCAGGTTCTGCTGCACCGAATTCTTGCCGTGGCCGGGAGCCTTCACCCCACCAGGCGACGAGAACGGCGAAGCGGCGGGACCACCCTGCCCGCCACCGGCGGCGAACAGGGTGCCTCCCACGCCCGTGGGGAGCGGGGTCATCGCCATGAGTTAAACTCCGCAGATGCCGTAAGTGCTGGCTTTGATCTTCTGCGGGTTCCAGTCGGTCTTGAAGCTATGCCCCTTGCCCTTCGGATAAGTCCTCGAGCTGCCGGTGGGCCCGGTGCCGCCGGAACTGCCCGAGGAGCCACCATGCGCGCCGCTCATATGCGTGCCACCGTGCTCGGCGCCCTTCTTCTCGTAGTCCTGCTTTTGGCTGTCGTCGCTGGCCATGGATTTACCCTCCTATTCCCTGGGAAAAGCTGTTCACTGGTGGGGCGTTGTCGCTGTGCTGCGCCGGGGTTGGGCTCGGCGCGTTGCCGGCCGGCGGCGAGCCGGCACCACCGCCCGGCTTGCCCCGCTGCTGACCGGGCGGCCCGCTACCAGGCGGCCCCTGCACCTGCGCGCCCTGACCTTGCGCGTGCGCCAGCATCGCCTGCGATGCCGCCTGCATGCGCTTCTGCGCATCCATCTGCGATTGTAAAGTTTGATCATCAGGAACCACGTCGTCGGGCAGCCCGAGATCCTGCGCCACCGCGCGCAGCACGCGTGCTCGCCCGATCTCCCCGATGATGGGGCCATCGATCGGATTGGCCGTGATCTGTAAAAACTGCAGCTGTTTCTGGCGCAGCGTATCGCGCTGGATCGCAACCTGGCTGCCCAGCACTTTGATCTGCTCCTCGCCGGTGAGGATCCCACTGGTGTCAGTCAGCATGATCATGTCGTAAAGATATTGCAAAAGCGGTTCTAATATATCGGTGTCCACGTTGGCGGCGACGGTTTGTAAAACCTTCTGCGCGTTGGACATCAGCATCGACAGGCCCGACGCGGTGCGGCCGGCACCCCCCGACAGACTTTCACCCGTCAGGTATCGGGGGATTGCCGACCGCTCATCGGCCATGGTGTTCATCGCCGATATCACCTGCAGCAGTTCCTGCGCATTGGACTGCGGCTGGAAAAACGTTATCGGGTCGCGCTGGTTGCCCAGCGGGTCACCCTGCACATGCCAGCGCTTCCAGGGGTAGAGTTCATCGCCGTGCTCGGTCGGCGAGATCATCTCGTCATTCACGACCACCTGGGGGCCGGAGGAGATACCGAGATTATTTACCAGCGATCGATACGAAGCATTGGCGACTTCCTGGATGTCCTCGAGGATGTCCGGAAGCGCATGCCCCGCCACAGTCCCGGGGATTTTCTCAAAACTGGTCAGATAATAAGGATGACGCTGGCGCGGACTGGGGTTGATCTGGGTCTTCAGTGTATGTCGGCCGACCACCCAGCTCTGCACCATGTAGTCGCGATCGAGATCCTCGATCAGTTTCCGATCGATACCCTGGTCGAGCAGGAGCTGACCCTGCAGGGTGCCGTGATACTCAATCCCCTCGATGTATTGCGAACGGTTGAGATTTGGATCCTCGCGACCCTCGTTGATGGCCTGCTCCGGGTCGGGCGCGTCAAGCCATTCGCGAAGACCCTGCGCATAGTCCTCGAGCGCGGCACGGACCGCCTGTTCGTTGTATCCAGGTAGGCCAATCAGGTCGTTTAAATCCGTGCGGGTGTAGCGCTTGCGCTCGATGATGGTGGCATCGACGATGTTGGACGCGCCCGGCGACCAGTAAACATTGAACGGGTTCACCCTTTCCCAAAACATGGTGGGCTTGTTTTGCAGGCTGGGCTTGCTCCCCACCCAGGTCAGCCGCGGCACCATACGCACCACCGGGCCTTTGAGCACCGCGAACGGGAACAACGACAGATCCAGCAGGAATTCGCCGAATGCCTCGTAGAATTTCCCCGTGTTGAGGATATCATCGACCTTATCGGCGGCGGCCGCAGCCTGGGTCATGGCGTTGCGCCGTGCCGCCTGCTGCGCCGCATGCAGCAGGCTCGTCATCCGCATATGGATCTGGTTTTCTTCGGCCGGCTGGCCCGCCTGCATCAGGGTTTGTACTTCGGTCTGGACCAGCTGCATGATCGAATTGCGCACATCGTCGGGGATCGGCGGGTCGGGCTGCGGCTCGATGTCCCACGGTCTGTCCGCGCCCAAATACACGTCGCGCAACAGGCTCGTCGCACCCCGGCACTTGGTGGCGATCAGTCCCGAGTAGACCTGTGATCCGCCGAACGCCTCGATCTGGGCGAGCTTATCCGGGTCGTATTTGCTCTCGAAGGTGCGCTGGGCCCGGAGTAGTCTTTGGTTGAGCGGGTTGTTGCCCAAATTCCTGTGGTTGCGGAACACCATCCACTGCTGGCGGATCCAGGACGCGATGTCGGGCACCTCCACCGGGCGCCGGCTTGCCAACGCGCGGCGGTCCTGCTCGTCGCGGTAGTGCTGGTCCAGCTCAGACGGTGAGACCACCCGGAGAAAACCGCCACCACCCGGCGCTGCGAGGGACCGCGCCGGCGGTGTGGATACCGACAATCCTGCCTGGGCTATCGGCACTGGCGGGGGCGCCCTTTTACTACCGTAGTGACTAATGTAGCGTAGGACGGCTATCCTACGCAACTATCCCTGGTAGGGACGCCCAGATGGACACCCAGATCGCCACGCTCGATCTTTCGAGGCCACTCCCGGAGACCAGCCCGGCGGCACTCGAGGCGTTCTGTACCGACTGCGCCAGGAAAATCCATGACGGCCACGTCATCGCTGAGCGCTACGGGTTCGCCGATAAAACCCACCTGAAAACCTGGCTGCTGGAACACCCCGCGGTGTTCCGCCAGATCAAGGAACTGCAGGCGGTCTGGGAAAGCGCCGGCAACGTGGAGACCAAGGCGCGCACGCTGGCCGGGTTCGCCACCATCGAGGCGATCCCCTCGATCACCCAGATCGCCCTCAGCCCCGATATCGCGCCGACCGTGCGCAACGATAGTTTCAAAGAACTCGCCAAGGTCGCCGGGGTCTCCGGGCTGCAGCCGGTCGCCCGCACCGCCGGCAACGGTCCGGGCGCCGACGCGCAGGGACGGTTTTCCGTGCAGATCGTGTTCGCGAGCCAAGGCCGCGTCGAGAGTTTCACCACGCACGAACCACCGAGAGAGCCGCCCACGATCGAGGAGGATGAGTCATGATTACCGGGCTGATCTACCTGCTGATCTATCTGCTGATCATCGGTATTATTTTGTGGCTGGTGCTGTATGTCATCGGCCAGCTGCCCCTGCCGGCGCCGTTCCCGCAGGTGGCACGGGTGGT